CATGCCAATCCACAGATTTATGTAGGCACTTGGGATGGTACTTTTGTATACTCTTGGAGCCAGAATCCTGCCTGGATCATTTATGACATTCTTACTAACACTTCTTATGGTTTAGGCATACCAGAGGATAATATTGATAAATACAAGTTTTATCAGGTGGCACAGTATTGTGATGCCTGTGATGCTGTTACAGGAAATTTTGTAGGTGTATCTGGTCAGGCAGACGGGTCATTTAGACATAAACCAAAAAATCAATTTACATCAGTTAGAGATACTTTGGTAGGAATTCCTAATGGTACTAACGTCTTAGAAAGACGATTTATTCTCGATACCATCATTTCTGATCAACAACCAACTTTAGAAGTACTTAACTCTCTTGCAGCCTCTTTTAGAGGTACTATTGTTCACTCATTTGGAAAAATTTCTTTAGCTGTTGATTTACCTGATCAGTTGCCTGTTATGGTCTTTAATGAAACTAATATTAAACAGGGAACTTTCCAAGTAAGCGGAGGAAGAGAGAGTGACTTAATTACAGGAGTAGATATAAGCTACATCGAACCTACTAATCATTATAAAAGAGAAGTAGCTCGCGTCGATGCTCAAGATGCTAATGACGGAAGTGATAGAAGCACTATTGAAAATGTTACCTCGCTTGATTTAGCAGGAGTAACCCGTAGAAGTCAGGCATTACGGTTTGCTCAGTATCAGATTGCTGCTTCAAAATATCTTAGAAGAGTGCTTGCTTTTACTACCTCTACCGAAGCTTTGAGCTTATCTCCTGGTGATGTCGTATCTATCTCTCAAAATCTATCAGGAATTAACTATGGTTTTGGAGGTAAAGTATTAGGAGACTCATCAACGGCCTCAAATAAATCTAATGTATTACTTGAGCATTTTACTAATCCAGGTTTAAGAAGTACTAACTTTACTGCAAATTCTGGGCCATTAGCCCTTAGAGTAATCTCAACAGATGATGACAGGGTAGATTTATATATTTTAAGTAATACTAACTTTGTTTTATCTGCAACAGATAACATCTCATTAGGTTTTGATCAAGCAAATGTTACTGTTACTGGAAGATATAATCCTATTACTAAAGCAATAGATTCTTATACTACATTTACTTCTAATAATGTTCCTAAAAAAGGAGATTTGTGGAGTATTGGTGAATGGGAAAATCCAGGTAACTTCTATACAAATAAAGCAGGTAAATTATTTACAATTTCTAATATTGAAAGAGAGACTGAATCAGAAGAAGTTAACTTAATTGCTAAAGAGTATATATCTAATGTTTATACTGATTCAGATACTTTTATAGACTACACTCCTACAGCATATATTGATATCGAAAGCGGTTTTAGTGCTCCTCCAATTCCAAGTTTTTCTTTGGTATCATCTCCGAATAGAAGATTAGATGGTTCTATAGCCTTTGATGTTCTTATAAATAATCAAACTGATCGTCTTGGGTATCAACAAACTTTTAAAACGGAATATTTTGTTGCAGTTCCTGAAAGCACTACTTTAGTCAATAATTCTCACCAAAGTGTATTAAGTTTGACAGTAGATAACGCAAGTTTGCTAACAAATGGAACTACACCTGCAGTGCTCACTGGTAAAAATGGTTTTCAAAATTTTGCTGGTGAAATAAAACTTCTATGCAATGCTTACTCAAGTATAGATAACGGAGACGGTACGAGTAATGTAAGATTAGTAGTTGAAGGATTAAATGTAGCTCATGATCTAAATTTCGCAAAACACATACTTGAAGTTAACGATAGTTCTTTTCAAGGACTTAAAGGATTAGATTTCGTTACTGTACCTCTTAAAGAAAAATCAACAATTAATAGTGAGAAAAACTTTATCGGTTTTGCCACTGATTTGGTTAATTTTTCTGCAAACATTGTTACTTTTGATAAAACTAGCGACACCTTAGATATTGAAAATAGTTTAACAGGTTCTTCTTTTTTAACAGAGCACTTACCTCCAGCACCTTTTTATATAACTATCAATCAACTACTAGACGCCCGTTTTTACGCAAATAATTCTTTTTACGTAAGTGGTTCTCAAAAAGAGATCAGGTTTCAAAATACTATAACCGCTTCAGCAGGGGCTACACAGTTTGTAGACTTACCTGTTAGAATACGAGATAAAAATTTCATAAAGTTTTACGTAGATGGGGTTGAAAAGTCTTCTGGTCAGTTTTCTCTCAATAAAAACACTACATTTAGAGATAATGTTGCATACCAAGTACAAAGTGGGGATACTTCTTTTGTTGTTGAAATAGATCATTATACAGTTCCAGCTATAGAAGTGGGTGATAATGTTCAGACTAGTGCTGGAACAACCTTTCCGATTATCAATACTAGTTACGATCCTGCTTCTGCAAGCTATAACGCTGCATTAACTGCTAATTCTGTTTTTAGAGTAGAGTTTGGAACTACTCCACAAAGCAATTTAGCTGGAGTAGCACTAACAAACATATCTCCAAATCCTACAGGAATAATTAATAATGTTTCTGCAAATACTTGTACCTTAGATTATGATGAGTCAACATATCCTGGTAACTTTAGATTAGCTAACAATGGCATATATGATCTTAATTTAAGTTCGGACTATGAGAGAGTATTTATTGCTGAAGACCAAAGAATCTCAGACGTTAATCCTGGGGTAATTTCCGTAAAAGCTAGAAATATTAATAACAGACAAAGAACTAGTCCTTTTGTTGAAAAGAATATTGCTATTAGTGCAATACCTATCCGCAAAGTAACTGGGGCTACCATTGTTGAGTCTCTTTATAGAGAGCAAAACTCTGGTGTTGCTGTTAGAGCGACTTTGTCTTTTGATCATATTGAGGGCCAAGACGTAACAGACTATGAAATTTCTTATAAACTTGACAATGTAGGCACTGTAGGTAGTGATGATGGGGGCACTGACTTACTATCATTTAATACTGCAAAAGTATCTGCAGCAGGTGTTGAAAATGATGGTAAAATTAGATACACTGTCAGCGGTATAAACAGAGGAGCTGTTGCTGAGACTAATATCTTAACTTTTAGAATTACTCCTTTAAATAAGAATATAAGAGGTTTTACAAGTAGCATAACTAAAGCAATTGTAGGTAAAAGTTCAAAACCAGCTAATGTGTTTAATTTTACTGGGGGACAACAGAGCGATCAGATCTCTCTATTCTGGGAATATGACAGAACTAATGATGAACTTACCGATCTAGATTTGAAAGAAGTTGTTATTAGAAGAATACAAGGTACTCTTTCTGCAAGTATAGAAAATTTTATTGCAGCTGTTCCTTTTGTTAGCGTTGCTGCCGGTGTTACTAGAAAATCAATTCCAATTGATATTTTTGGAGAGTTTACATATTTAGCAAGAACCAGAGATACCAGCGGTAATTTTTCTGATGATGTGGTTGCTATTTCTCTTAACACGACTAGGCCAAAACGCTCAACTGTTGTAGCTGCATTTAATGAAGATGATCCTTCTTCTAATTTCACAGACATAACTAATACTAATGCTGGAGAATTTAATTTTCCTTCGTTTGCTAATTCTAATACTGGTGGAGTATCAATTGTTTCTCAGCCTACATCATTAGTTGATAATGCGAATGGCACTTCTGAAGGATTCTCAGCTATTGCTGGAGCGTCTACAGATCTTTTAGCTGATTCAACTGCTACTTACATCACACAAGTTAGAGATTTTGGATCTGTAGTTACAGGCTCTATTTTAGTAGATATTGAAGGTACACAATCAGCTGAAATTTCTTGGAATGACCAACATGAACATATCACTCAAAGTGTTACTGAAGCAGCTCCTACAGGAATTCTTAAGGATTCCAGCTTTGGAGGAATAGGACATATTCTTGGCTTTGCTAATACTGCTTCTCTTGACTTTAGATATGATGCTAACAATGAAACTATGATGAGTGGTGGTGCCTTTGGTAATGTATATGCTATTCATATGCATGGAAACTTTACAAATGATACTTCAAACGCTAATACCTTTGCTCTCATAGCAGGCTCTATTAATGCCAATGCTGTCGCACTCGGAGAAACATTTTTTGCAAATGGGGTATCAACTGGTGCTAACACTATGGCTAACTTAGCAGTTGCAGGAAGTTCATACTTCTTAGTTGATTTAAATCAGTGGGGTGATCCTGGAGGAGTAGGCTCTTACGTGGGATCAATTGGGTCTTTAACTACTCAAACATTTATTAGAACCTCTTCAGAAGCCGCAAATATTATTAAATTTGCTAATGGTAACGTTAATGTGGCTGCTTTTACAGGTTCATCCGTTAATGAAGGTTTCATACCATATGAAGCAGGGTCAAGAACCTTTAGACACTTCCAAATAAAATTTATTGTTAACAATTCAAAGCCAGATGAATTTGACTTTACAATCGATAAGTTTAGGTATACTATAGAAAAAGAACAATCCATATTTGAAGATACTGTAACTTATGACGGGAATCCCAAAACAGTTGATTACTCATCCATTGAGTTTCAAAATCGTCCTGTTATTACGATACAAGCAATAGACACAGCTACTGCACAGACAGCTGTAGTAACTACAGGCACAAAAGATAGCGTTGCTTTTAGACTTTTTGATATTGAAAACGATACCGCAGCACCAACAAATCAAAGTATACAAGTACAAGTAACGGCAATAGGAGTATAAATTAATGGCAACTGTTGACTCAAACACATATGTTGAACCAACTGCTGGAACCTCACTAAACAACTCAAGGACTAATTTTAATACGTCTTTGCGTTCTTTATTAACTAACTTTAAATCTACAGCAGTTCCTGCCGGACAGAATATAACAATCTCAGGTGCGGCTACTGGTGAACAAGATGGTATGTTGTATAGAAGTGCAACTACAAATGCACTATATATCTCAGATTCTGTCCATGTTAAGTCGTCTCCTGTAGGAGGTAACTTTACTCGTGTAGGTATTGGAAACAGAGTTGAGAACGGTATTACTGCCTTAACAGCTAATGTAGCAAGTTATGAGATAGGTGAATTAGTTGCTACAGTATCCGCTTCTGGTGCTATTTCTGGTAATGCAAGACTATATTTAAACGTAGCCAATAATGGAACTATGGCAGACTTTATTGATGTAGGTATTCCACCTACTAATGGTTCTGTTACAAATACTATGATAGCTCTTTCAACTATCACAGCAGATAGAATTAAAAACGGTAATGTACTATTAGCTAAGGCAGACTTTACGACTGGTACAGGCGACGGTGCAGCTGGAGCTGCAGCTACTCTAAAGTTATCTTCAGAAGCAGGCAAAGATACCTCTCTTGGTTTTGGTACTCGCAACGCAGCTAACGTAGCTCTTGTATGGATTGATAGCGCAGCTGGAGTTACTTCAGGTCTAAATTTATATGATCAAGCCAGTGCTTATGCTCCAATGGCATCTAACCTTGCACTTCAATCAGCTATTCAAGGGGGTACGACAGCTCCTGTACCTATTGTTCCTGCAGGTTCTATAATAGCCTGGAGCGGTTCATCTGCTCCTACTGGATATCTTTTGTGTGACGGAACTGCTGTCTCAAGAACTACTTATGCTGCTTTGTTTGCAATAGCAGGCACAGGGTATGGGGTTGGAAATGGATCATCAACCTTTAATGTTCCTGATTTAAGAGATAGAATGCCTTTAGGTAAAGGAACTAACAACAGCACGCTTGGAACACAGACAGGATCTATGAGTGCTTCTTCTGTAGTTACAACAGCATCTGGGACTGCTGATTTTACGGGTAAAACTGCATCAGTAGATACTCTTTCTTCTGGTACAAAAGATGTATCACAAATTACCATATTGACTAGTGCTACTGGAAGTGGGCATACACATTCAGTTACACTTCCTACCTCTGTAGTGAACTATATAATTAAAACATAAAGGAATAAAAAATTGGAATACTATAAATTTCACATTGATGAAGACAACGCTAATAATGTATATTGTGTGTATCGAGATCTATCAAAAGGTAAATCAGCTCCTCGATTAGTACGATCTTTCCCTCTTGAAATTATTGGAGAAAAAGAATCTAAACTTCTTGAAATGGTTCAGGGTGATATAACTGATGTTTACTATGAAGAATTTAATGGAGAAGTAAAAGCTTCTGAAGTAAAATGGTTTTTAGGTGATATTGAAAAAAGCTCAGAAGAAGATATAAATTGGATCAAGACATTTGTTAAATGTGCCTGTGTCAATGAGGATTATGATGATTTGATCGCACCACCATCTGTAGATCAACAAGTAGAAGACTTTATAAAAGAATTTTTTGATGAAGAAGACTTTGAAAATGAAAAACCTCTTGAACAAAAAGACTTTTTAGCAGAATTTTTTGCGGAGCTTGAAGAAGACTCCGAATAAGGAAGTATAAATGGCATTAACTCGTATTACAACAGCCTCTATAAGCTCAAACTCTATTTCAGCTGATAAAATGCAAAACGCCGCTATTCAGGCAAGGCATTTTCAAACTGGTACGATAACACTTGACTTGATGGATCCTGCTGCTAATTCGGCTGCTTCTGAAACTCGGCTTAATGCTAATATCGATGTAGTACAAAGCAATGTTGCAATAAACCAAACTGCTGTCAATACAGTTCAGGGTAATGTTGTAGCAGCAGAAGCTAATGTCGTATTAGTACGTTCAAATGTAGATTCATTAGGAACTTTTGCAAATGCTTCTCTCGACACAAAAGCAAACGTATCTGCAACTTTATTTTTATCTCGTGCTAATGACTTTGCAACTTTTACTCATATAACTGCTAATCTTGATATAGTTCAAGACAATGTAGCTAATATTATAGACGGAACTACCCCATTCACTGGTGCCGTCACAATGAATGATGACCTCACAGTTCAAGGAAACTTGACTGTAGCTGGAACTTTTGCCAACTTAGCTGTAACAGATTCTTATACAGATGATCGAATGATCATGTTAGCAAATGCTTTCACGGGATCTCCTTCGTTAGATGTTGGACTATTGTTTAACAGAGGCAATCAAGGTAATGCTGCT